TTAATGACATTTCCATCCTCCTGATATTTTTTGCCAGTTATCAACAGTATGTTTCATTATCCAGCGTTTAAATGAACCTACACCTGATACATATAATAATCTTTCCAAAATGATTGTTGATAAATACCTGTCATACTGCACATAATGATGATTTTCACATAATACATCGTGTATCATTGAAGGTATCAAAAATTCAGGACTGGTATTTGCACCAATCAAACGCCAAAATATTCTTGGAATTGTTGCCCCGTCCCAGGTATAACCTTTGGGTATTGTAAATGAAGGAATATATTCATCTAAATATGTAATAGTTACTGTTAAATCTTCTTTATTGCAAAAAGGTTTTTCAATTATTTCTTTTTTCCTGAACTTATCATAACAAGGCATTGGATAACACATTGTTACTTTTGGCTCTTTATCAAACTCTATTTTTAATTCTTTATCTTCGTACCAAATCATTTTTATTCCTTTTTTTCGCAATTAAATAAAAATCTTTTATAATCTTCAGCCTGTGATTTTTGCTACGCAAAATCAATGGCATCAGATTATAAAAGATTTTTATTTAATTTTATTTAGATTTATATTAATTTCGCTGTCTTGAAATTGCTTTGCGCTCAAACTTGCCGTTCGTCCGCCTTCCGGCTGTCCTCTCTACAGTTCTCGCTTACCGGGTTCCACCCGTCCGCAATTTCGCTGTCTTGAAATTGCTTTGCGCTCAAACTTGCCGTTCGTCCGCCTTCCGGCTGTCCTCTCTACAGTTCTCGCTTACCGGGTTCCACCCGTCCGCAATTTCGCATAATCATTAGTTTCAAAGAATTCATCTAATTGTTTTGAAGTAATTCCGAACTGATTACCTATAGTATCAATAAGTGCATTACCACGGTAGAATTCCAAAGCTTCTTCAAAATCAATTAAAGCCATTTCTTTTGCAAGTTTTTCTTCCGGAGTATTCTCACTCATCAATTCAAGATTCGACTTTAGCATCGCTCTTGTAATTCCTTTAGCTTTTAATAATGCCCTAAAAACATCACCTCTTGTTAATGAAAGCATAGCTATTCTTTGATTTTCTTCCTGCTGTTTTTCTTCTTCAGACTTCATAGGACATTTTTCAGTCAAATACCACTGATTATCGATATCTGATTGCGTGACATCCATCTCAGACATACCTATACCTATGTAATAATTAATATCATCACCTGCTGCGACATTGCATAAACCTGTTTTATCATCAATAATTTTTGCATATTTAATCATTCTAAACCCCCTTAAACGGATAAAAAGTTACACTGCTTACTCTTCCTGCCTGCGACGAAGCTTTAAAAGTATGAGAGCCCTTACCTATTATCATCCAGCCCACAGCGTTTCCTATATTATTATTTACATTTGTTAAACCACACATCAGTAAATTATCAATATAAAAACTTTCAATGGCATTATTTGCTGATAAAACAACACGCACGATTCCATCGGAAGAAACAGTAAATGTTTTATTTGATGTTGTCCAACCCGATAACGAAACTCCTGCAGAGTAATTAGGAATCAGAGCATTTGTAACGTTTTTAAATTTAGCAATAAAATCATTTCTAACTTTAAGAAAATCATTATTATCAACAGCGTGAAAGACATCTTTTACTTCCATAGTTTTAACTGTAAAAGGACTTACATCTGTTTCAATCGAAGTAATTATTCTTGCTGCATTTATTGTCGTCCATATTCCTTCTTCAAAACAAAATTTCATTAAATTTTGTTCCGTATCAAACCAGCACATCGCACTTATTGCTTCCGGTGCTTCTTGCCCTTCATAATATCTGCCGTATCTTAGTATTGAAGAATTATTACGTAATAATACACCTTGCAATGAAGAAGCCGAATAATTATAAATATTCCTGAGTACAGAATTGGTTGTATATTCTATATTATTCAAACTTCCGTCAGAATTTCTTCCGTTTGGAACAAGGTATTTTATACCCGGAAGAAAAAACTGGCAGCTGCCGATAAATCCTGCACAATTATTGATATGAAAAATTTCTTCATTATCCAGATATCCAAGTGGCAGACTCCAAATATTATTATCCCAGCTGCCATCCGACTGTTTCCTTTTTATTACATTTTTTGATGCATCCCACCAAAAAGAATGATTTATCGCTGCCTGTGGTTCAGTTTCACTGTAATAACAATCCTTAAAATCATATGCGCCTGCATATTTACCCGTAAGATTATAGCAGCATATTTGATTCTTAGTTATTGTAAATGAAAAATCTTGTTCAACTTTACTTATACTGCCATCAGGGAAAGTTACAACAGAACCTGCTTTTAATACATAACCTTTTGTAACTTTCGGATTTGGTTCAACCTTTATATTTTGAGGAATTTCCAATATGCAGTTTGTTATTTGGGTTTTATTTAAGAAGTGTTTTTCTCCGATTTCGGTGAGGTTAGAAAGATTTACGTTACTTCTTGTATTAATTCCGGTATCTACAATATTTTGGAAACATTCTTGGTAAGTTGAATTGAATTCTGAGACTTTATTATCTACATGATTTCTATCTGAATTTGCATTTTGTGCAGATTCAAAAGCTGATTGGGCTGCATTTACAGCTGTTCTTTTTGATTCATTAAGCTCATTCAATAATTTATCAGGGGTTTCATTTGAACCTTCACTCACTTGCACACAGCGTTCAATCTTTCTGTTTATTATTTGTAATATTCTTACAATATAATCAAAAGTCCATTCTAATATATCAAATTTAAAATAAGAAGAGTTTTTAAATTCACTTTCCTGTTTAATGTCCAAAGAAAGAATTAGCGAAATTTTTTCGTTTTCTCCTAAAACTTTAAAATTTGAATTTTCTAAAGGAAATATAATATAGCTTCCTTCAGAATTACCTATTTCTTTTATAGAATAATCAACCCCTGATTTTAATATTGTATTAATCCCGTTTTCATCTGTGTGCTGAACTACGAGTTCTTTTTCATCTTCAATTAAAAAATCAAAATCAAATTGGGTATTTGACGAATTTCCGGCATAATTATTTACCGGTATTATTGATGATACTGTCATTATTGTCTCCCTTTTCCTTAGCTTGAGTAAATCTTGCGAGAATTAAATCAACAATTTTACTGCGATTTTCTAAATCCGCAGCTTTTTTATTTGTTGTTTTATATTCGTCTTGTGCGAAAATATACATTTTTACGAAATCATATTTATCATCTGTTTTTGTAATTTCATAATCTTTTAATTTTTTATTAATATATTTGTAATCAAAATATAATTGATTAAATTCCTTATTCTCTTTCTTTTGATAATTTTCAAATAAAAGATAATCCTCAGCTGAAAAACAAGCTTTATAATCAGATATATCTTTATTCTTAAACTGTTCAAAATTTTCAAAATATTCAACCAATAAATCAATAAACTGTTTTTTATCTGTTTTAATATATCCGTCTTTTTTTATTTTAATAAGATAATCTTTTTTATGTTTGATATTTGAATCATCTGCCTGATAATCAATATATAAAAAAGCTCTGTCTATATCTTCATTGGCTATTTTTTCAATTTCCTGCCAATTCAATATATTTTTTTCTTTATCTTTTCTTTCTTTATCCTTTTTCTCAGATTGAGTAAAATCTGATAAATATTTTCTGACATATTTTTCCAGGTCTTTGTCTTTTATATTTTTTATTTCAGAATCCTGCTCATCTTTCGAAAGTTTGTAAGAGAATAATTCTTTTGACCAATTATAAGCAATAATATTCAGTTTAAGTTCTTTAACAGACTTTTCCAGTTTCTCTTTTTCTTCAATAAACAATAAATCTTTGTATTTATTAAAATAAAGATATGCACCGACATCTTTATCCTGAATAAATGAATTTATTAAAGATGAATAAAATTCAGATTTAAATTGTTCTGTTTTATTTTTATAAGTTTTATTGTCCCAGTTTTCTTTTTCAGACATAACCTGAAGAACTGATAAACCATTCTTTAAAGAAGACATTACTATGTTTGGATTAGATTTATATAAAACAGCCCTTGAAATTGAAGAAGAAATTGCATTTTCATATACTTCAGCCTGCCAGTTGTTAATCTGTTCCTGCTCATATTTTGTCATTTCATTTTTTATTGCTGCAATTTTATCTGATTTTATTTTTTGTACAGTTTCTCTTGAAGAGGGTTCGACAAAAGAAATTTCTGAAATTTTTTCACTTATAAAATTTTCAAGTTCTTTTATAAATTCATTAAGTTTATTTTCTATATCTTTTCCTTTTAATGAGAAAAAACCGTTATCGGAGAATAAAACTTCCTGTTCCCATTCATCAATAATGTTACTTAATTCTATTATTTTAATTTTATCGATGCTTTCATCTTCAATTATTTCTGAAGCTGACGTTTTAGAAATAATCGGGATTCTTCGCAGCGAAAAAGAACTGCCATAGCAGTTGTTTATTTCTTTTCTTTGTTCTCTTTGTTTTTCTTCCATATTTCACCTATATTTATATCATTGGGAATAAAATTAGCAGCAGGATAAGCTAAACCACTGCTTAGTCCAAGCCTGTTAGAAAGATTATTACGCCGTGCCGAAAATGAAGTTAATGCCGCAGCGGAATAATAATTATCTGAATTAAACATAATATCATTCGCCCTTTTATCAGACTTTTTAAGTGTAGTTAATGCATCCAATTCACCATTTAATTTTGAATCATCTAAAATATTTAAAGCTGTTTGGGAATTATTTGAAATATTTCCGGCTGCAATATTAGTTTTTTCTTCACCCATATTAAGAATAGCCTGCAAACGCTGATTTCTTGCCTCTTCTATTCCTGTTTGCCTTTCATAAGCAGCATCTTTTTTTGCTTTTTCTGCCTGTTGTACTGCAAGACTTGCCTGATATTTACTTTCAGCTTTTCTTGTTTGGGAAGAATAGACTCCTGCTGCAGTTGAAAGTACAGTCCCAAGCGTCATAACTATCGTTGTTAGTTCACACATTTTCATTCCTTTCTGAAACTTTGTAAAAGAATTCAAAATCTTCTTTCACATTTAACCCGTCGGGCTTAGGATTATCAAATTTAAACCCGAGTTTTCGCAGCCATCTTTTTGCCTCAAAGTTCGATTTATATATAAAGTTATACATAATCCCGTATTTCTTAGAAGCTTGTTCAACCTGCTGCCATAGTGTTTTCATAAGTATTATTTTATTTTTATAAATATAGCGGGTAGAAAGCAGCCATACACAAGCAATTGGAATATCATCACTTTTAATACCATAAATTCCGCCCATAGCAATCGGGACCTGCCTGTTATTGCTATCTTTGCCATAAAGGACAAGGACTTCTTTATTTTTCAGATTCAAAAGAGTTTTATTTTTCCAATCTTTACCCGAACTATGTATTAGTTCCTGTTCATCTTCATATCTTATATTGTTAAGAATAAAGAGAATTTCCGAATTATCACTAACTGTTTTAAGCATTTGTATCAGCCACCGTTACATCTAAAGAAATAGAATTTATTGTCAAAGGAAAAGGATATATCTGTTTCAGATGAACAGTTGCATTTTCCGAATAATCAGAAAAAGAATAAACAGATACATTACCTGAATGTAAATAATTAGGATTATTCACACTATTAATACTTCTTGAATTTTGAAGAAGAGTACCGTCAGTTCCTACGACAAAGAAATCTTCTCTTGATTTATCTACACTAATATTTATTTCATTAACTATTTTTAACAGACCATGCGTATTTTCGCCTTCAAGATTAAGAGTTTCCAATTCAAATTCATAAGGCAGTCCCACAACTATTTTAGATGCAGGATAATCTAGTTCCACACTGCCATTTTTAACAATTTTATTTTCAACAACACATCCGTCAGCTAAAATATTAACAGTTTCACCGTTAAGATGTTCAAGTCCGTATAATTTTTGAACAGGTTCACCATTATAAGTCAAACAACAGTCAAGGAAAATACCATCTTGTGTTTTTTCTACATATCTTGAGGCCATACGTTCAATAAAGCGCTTTGTTTGACCGTTAATTGTCCTTTTCACTACGAAATAAACAACATCTTCATTCCCTTCACGAACTACGGATATAGATTCAACTTTTCCCTTAGTTTCATGTTTATGCCAGCCTGAAACCTCTTGTTTTTTATTGTAAGTTAAAGCATTCACCGTACCATCCGACATAACGCACCAGAGAATTCTGTAAGGTTCTTTTGAATATGCCATATCTACAACCTGCTTGCCCTCAAAAAGATGATTGGCAAATATAGATAATTCTTCACCGTCATAGCTGTCTGAAACGTAAGTGTAACCTAAATCTCTCACTACAGAGCCGCCTGATTGAACAAAAAGAATCATATTTCCCGATACTATAGGCGGTACATGCGAACATCCATAAAAACTTTGAGGCGATGCAACAAGAGAAGATGAAGCTGTAAAGGCTCCGTCCGAACCGTTTAATTTCCATTCTCCGCCTGAAGTAAGAATTATTAAGTCATTCAAGGCAAGAATATGCCTGATTTCATTAACTTCTCTTTCGGATAAAGTAATATTTATAGAATCAGATGCGCTTAAAGGTCTTGATATATTAAAGTTGTTATTAGTAGAAGTCTGTGAGGCAACAAGCTGCTGCGGACTGTTTTTTAAACACGCATATACTTTTCTTTGTTGAAAATAATTAACACATGCAGGATTGTTATTATTTACAAAAGGATTTGTAAAAACGGGTGCTGTTGAAGTCAAATCAGGTTCAATTTTATCATCTTTAAATATAGTGGTTGAAGTTGAACCAATATACCCAAAAACACCGTTAACACTTTTATAAATATTATATTCAACGGCATCTGCTACAGCAGAGAACTTAATTGTAATGTATTCGGTTATTCCCCAATTCGCTTCCAATTCTCCTGATACCGATACTTCAGCAGAGCGGTTGCTTTCTTCATAACTGTCTTTTTTTACGGCAGTCACAACATATTTATAAGTTGTCATACTTTCCGTTCCGCCGGTCCAGGATGCACTTAAACCTGTAGGCGCAGATATTTGAGGCTTAAAATTAATTTTTGTAAGATTCCATTTGTAATGAGATAACCTTGAAAGTTCACACGGTAAATAGTTATTATGACATAACGTTAAAACATCCGCATTTTGAGCATATTTTATATTAAATAAATCATTTTCAGCATAAGATGTTTCAATTTCTACAGGCTTACCGGAGGTATCTGTTATTTGTACCCCATCTTTTATAAATCTGGCATATTTATTTCCGAGTTCAATTATATAAGTTTGTTCGGTATTAAAAGAAAAAGGTATTAATCTTACTTTTTCTGACGAATTTTTAACTTCACAAACAAGTTCAAGACCGGCTCTGTTACTTACACATCCTTCCGCTCTTACAAATCCGTTTTTAAGAGTTTTTAATCCCAGAGCATATTTTGCGAGGTCATTTCTTGCATATAATGCAGGACTTAATTCACCTCCGGTAAATGATTTTTGTGTATATCTCGACATATTATATTTCTCCCGCTATCTTGCATCTATCCACGAACAATTATCAGGATTTTTTATATACCCTTCAGAGGCATTAATTGTTTTTGCCTTTGCAATCATGCTTGTATAAACATTTAAACAATCATTCTGAATACTTCTGTTGCCTGTTATTGCAGGAGCTGCAAGAAATGCAAGATACCAGCATAACGCCATTACAAATTCCGTTGTAAAAAATGTTTCATTATCAACCGATTTTGTATAACGTAAAACAACATGTGTAATATTTGTATTTATAACCTTTTGTCCCGATACATTTGCTGCAACTTCAAATTCAACTATTTCTTCATTTATATAAGATATTATTTCTCTCGCGAAAACGCAGTCGTTGGGATAATCATATTCATAAAGGAATTTGGGATTTTGAGGAATATTTCCCGTTAAAGAAAGTTCCCTGTAAGAGTTAGCAAAATTCCAATCAAAATCTTTTAAAACCTGCTCTCTGGCACTATCATAAAATTCATTTAATACAATAGTATTTTTATCCGTTTGGTTATAATTTTGAATACCTACACTAACTCTTAAATTTTTTAATGCAATATTAAATATTTTAGATTTTGTATAATTCATTTTCGTTCCCTTTTTTAAAAAAAGATATCCGGCATAATGCCGGATATCGGAATAACTATGACGAGTATTATAAGAGAGTTAAATATTATGAAAACTTTCCTGAACACCATCAGCAATACCTGCAATAATCTTGCCTGTTGAAGGTGCAGTTCCTGTAACTGTATAATACAGTCTTACAAAACCGAGATTTCCTTTTGGTAAGAATTTAAGCGGGATTACCGAACCTTTAGTTAAATCTGCAAGAACTACCTTATGTTCGGCAAGTTTTACAGGTGTTGTAAATGCTTCATCTACGGAAGTTTGAACAGCAATATCCAACGCAGTTAATTTATCAAAAGTTTCTGTTACTTGGATGAAAAGTTCAACGGGAGTTCCGAAAGATACTTCTCTTTTTCCTAAATCCAAAATATTTTGAGACGCACTGTTGGCTGTAATTGCCTGATTATTTGAAAAAAGTCCCTGTTCATCTAATATCATATTTTATCCTTTCCTTTCTTAAGACACAGCTGCTTCATTGCAGGTAATTTGTTCACATTCACGAATAGGAATATTTTTATAATGAAGAATGTTATCATTTAAGTATTCTTTTATAGTGAAGTTTACATTTGTTTTTTCTTTTAACTGTGCTTCAAAATACATTAAAACAGTTGAATTGCAATAAATATAAGTTTTACCTGTTTTAGCAAATCTTCTGATTTTATAATATGCCTGATTTAAAAGAGCTTCCAGATCAGCAGCACTTGCGCCTGAAAGTTTTGAAACATCAATATTTGCGATACGGCAAGTTGAACGCCAATCTCTTACGGATAAACCAACATCCATTTTAAAATGATCTTGATATACTTTCCTTTTACCGCCTGTTGAACTTGTTTCAGTCATAACACCGTCATCTTTGTGCTGAACACCGGCTTGAGAACCTTGCGGATATAACAAAGAAGTATGTAAATCACCCCAAGTTACAAACCATATAGATGTATTAGTATTGCCTGTTCCGCCTGCATCAATAATATTTGAACCGATTTTCTTTGTATCTGCGGATTTTTTTGAATATCTTGCAGTTAAACCGTCAAATGCAGCAGCATTGTCTTTTATGCTTCCATAGAAAATAGTTTCCTGTAATTTTTGGTTCATTGCTTCAATAAATGCAGAAGATTCGGATAATCTGAAAAGTTTAGGGTTTTCTGATTTATCAACTAAATCAACATCTACAATTGAATATGTTTCCAACATGCCTGTTACATCTTTAACTTGTTCCGTAGTTGATTTAGAACTCGGAACATATCCGTAGAGATTTCTAAATACAGCAGACGGAAGTCCTGTTCTTATTGTTGTAATATGATTTGAACCGTCATTACATTGAAGAGCATTAGCATCTTGCAAAACTTCATTTGTTTCTGACATCATTTCAATAATTTCGGCAGCAATCTTACCATTTTCCGTTCTTTTCAGGCGGTCTGCCAGAGTTAAATAATTAGCACCTAAAGTTGCCATTCCTTTTTTCCTTTCTTAATTTTGTACTACATTGTAGGGAATAAAATATCTTCCCTGTTTTCTTTCGGAACTGCCGGAGAATTTACTCCGTATAAAGCATCATTCTGCATTTTTCTGCCTATGTTATAAAACATTTTTACAAACTTCGGATGACAGTTAAGCCCTGTTTCTTGCAATAAGTTCTGTAATTCTTCATCTGCGAATTGAGTATATGCAATATTTGCAGTTCTGATATTTTTGTTTAAATTAGCACCGCCGATTTCTCTATCCAAGGCAAGCTGGCGTCTGAATTCCGCAATTTTTTGTCTTTGTTGTTCCGCTAAAGTTTTAGAGTATCTGTCACCCGTTAACTGTGTAAGCTTCACTGCCATAGACATTAATTCATTTGCACCTTTTTGGGAGAGATTGTATCTTCCTGCTAATTCATTAAATTCATCCAATAATTCCGCATCATATACGTAATTTTCAGGCAGTTGGACTTCAGAATAATCATAAAATTCCGGTTTCCCGAAATATCCGTCATCCTGAACTTCTGTAGTTACAACTGTCGTTGTTGTTTTGGGCTGTTCATAGAAATTAATTCCAAGCCCTGCATTTTTCGATTCATTAAATTCTTCATTCAACATTTTCTTCTCCTTTTTTTATGTTATCCCCAGCCTCGACAGTAAGTCGCTGCCGTATGAATCCGTACCAGCTATATTTTGAATAATTTCAGCACCTTCTTTTGCTTGTTCCAGTGCCTGTTTTTGAGATTCTGCCTCTTCTTCTTTCTGCTTTTGTTTTTCCACATCTTTTGTAGGAACAATCTGCTCAGGTGAAATATTAGCGAAATCAGCATAATCATCAATCATTTTGTTTGCATTAATTTTCTTTCTTAATGTCGGTTCAAGAGCATTGGCAAGATTTACCGTAAATGTTGTAAATCTTTCCATTGCAGAAATTTTTGCAGCTTTCTGAGCTTGAGCAAGAGTTGAAACAAACTCGATATCCATATTTTCACCCATAATTTCCTCGGGAGGCTCAGGGAGAATATTTAAGAATATACATTCCTGAAATACCCAATCCATTATTTGATTTAATCCGTTATGGATTTGCTGAAGCAAAGGAGAAAGAAGCACCATTTTTTCTTCTTTAAGTTCATTAACTTCCGTTGCAGTTCTTGAACGTTTCGCAGTATTTAAAATCATTGCAAATAAATCGTTATAAAAGATTTCCTTAATAGAATCTTTTAATTTTTCGATAATAGAATCAACTTCTAAAACTCTAGGATTTACTTCATAAATAGGCGATAATCCTCTTCCGTTCTCATCTTCTTCAATAAAAGCAGCAGGGGCATCAATCATCTTCTTATTTTTAAGACTTGCAGGCCCCTTGTAGGTAGGACTAATCATCTTTTTAACTGCTTTGCCTTCATCTACAACCATACTCATAAGTTGTTTTACATCGGGCAAAGCGTTAACTCCGGGGCATTCGCAAGGATAGACATCTTCGCCGTTTACTTCCGACTCAAAAACCGCATAAGGGAACTTATCAAATCCGCTTTTAGATAAAAACTTTTCTTCACCCGAAGCAGGTTCATAATAAACCGAAACATATTCTTTATCCTCCGCCCATACAGATCCGGGCATAAAATCTTTATTTGGTTCTACAAAATGAACAATCTCAAACATTTCTTCATATCTGTTTGAATGGATTGCATTTAAAACTTCTTTAGAGACATTTTCTTCACCAAACCTGTCATATAAATTTTTTGCCGTTTCGGTATAAACACGGCAGATAGTATCAATATCACCTTTTTGGTTCTTTGCAATTCTGTATGAACCGATTGGCAAAAGCTGGCATCTTAAAATTGTAGCTTCATCACTCATCAATCCAAGTACCGAAATACCAAAAACGCCTATTTGTTTATATACAGCAGGTAAAACCCGATACAAATTTGAAGAATTAAAAATATCCCTGAAAAGATTTTCAACGGAATTACACCATTTTTTTACTTCATAACTACCTTCAAGTCCGTAATTTCTTATCCTGACCTTAAACCAGTTAGTTGCAGGGCTTGTAGCACCTGACATCATGCCTGAAGAAAAATTACGAACAGCTAAAAGAGGAGTTGAGTCCTTTATTTTTTTGTTCTTCATCGGCTGTTTGTTAACATTACGCGCAAGGAATCTGACGGAACGAGGCAAAAAATAATCCGCCAATTCCTGCCAATCCGGTTTCAATACATTATAGGCATTTTCCAATTCTGCCCGCCTTGCATTAAAATACTTTTTGGAATACTTAGTTTCTTTCATCTTATTCCCCTAATAATTTCTTTTTAGAAGTCATTACTTCATCATTCAACCCGTTATTAGAAGTTCTGATATTTTCAGAAACAATTCCACGGTTCGCTGTTCTATTTGCCGCATTTGCTTTCTGAACAGACGCATCCGCCTGAACAGCATTCTTAATAACTTCCGTATTCTGTTCTACGGAAGGAACTTTTGGTGTTGAGCACATAATTTTCTCCTTTCTTTCTAAATGGTTTTACATTATATTGAATAAATATATATAATTTACATTAATATGTAATAACAAGAACATAACAAAAGCATAAATCTGCAATATTTTTAGTATATAATGCTATATTTCATAATTATGTATATTTTATTTTATATATACATAATTATGTAATACAGTATTTAAAATATTAGTGTAAAAAATAAATCAAATAATTAAATAAATTTTAAAATTTAGTTTTCTAGTTCCATATATACAACATCGGGTTCGCCATTATTGTATTTCTTAAAATATTCTTTATCCCAATCTTCAGGTTTTTCTTTTTCATTCCATTTAGCCCGTCTTACTTCTTTAAAGCCGTGAGCTTTATATATTTTGGGCAAATATGTATCAAAACAATCAAGCTTTTTTCCGCCTTCCTGAATGGCTAGTTCAAGCATAGAATGAGACGTTCCTCGTTTAGGAGAAATAGAGAATACTGAAACTATATCTCCATCATTCTTTATAGCAAATCCGCTTTTTTTATCTTCCGATATAAACAGCCTCATATCCTTATATTCTTCTATGGGATATTTATATACAGTAGCCGCTTCTTCTTCTAATTTTTCTTTTGCTTTTGATATAGAAGTATAAAATATCTTTGCAGTTTCATCATTATTTCGTTTTAGTTCTAAATACGTATCAGGTTTATAGTTTCTGGTTTTGAATATTTTTTTAAAATTAGGAGTCGGCGTATATATTTCTTCTACCATCCTGACATTGAAGCCGTTAAGGCGACATCGTAGTCCCAGCCGTATTCGTTCATCAGATCCTGTACTCGTTCTTCCATTTCCAATTCCGCTTCTTTTCTCGTAAGCCTCAATTCTTTCATCATATCCTTGATATAACCTTCGTACCTTTTTAATAAACTCGGATGTAGATTCTCTTTGTTGTACATTTTTTATCCCTCCTTTTGTATATTCTACACTGTTTTTTCCTGTTTTTAAAGTACTGTTTATATACGCTATCAGCTTTTCTTTCGGTATCTTCTGCAGAATTTTCGTTAAGGCAAGCTCCATCATGGGAACTGTAAACATTCCGATTACTGCACCATTCAGCATTTCTATCAGCAGTCTTTCTTTATTCGTCAGCATCCCATGTCCCAAATTAAACAATCCGCCACAGGCTATTCCGTCCATTATTATCATTGGCACTATTTTCTCGGCATAATATGTCCCTATAATCGGAGCTAAATATGCTGCTGCCGTTTTTCCGGCTTGTGACGCCATTATTATTCCTCTTGCTGCTGGTATTGCCGCACTGCCTATCATTAATGCCGCTCCGCCAAAGTTTTTTGCATGTGTCAGCCATCTCTCTTTTTCTATTTCCTTTATTTCCGCTTTAGCTTCATCTTTTAACTTCTTTATTTCCGCATTATCCGGCATATTTGGATACAATACATTTGCTACCTCTTCATAATCTATTTCAGGTTTATTATTCCCTGCCGTATTTATCGGCTGCAATGGCATTTCTCCAAGCATTCCGTTCGGGAATAA